TCACGGAGTTTACGAGTAGGTCAATAATTTGTCTGCGGAAATCTTCGTCCTCAATGTCCCCATTTAGGAATTGAGATAACCAACGGACGATAAGCGGCTTATCTAATATAATGTAATCGTCCTCCGCAACGACAAGGCGGCGTTCGGCATCTCTTTTTCTCTTTTCCAAATCGGTTAATCTTGCCGCAAGTGTTTCCGACTCAGCACCCTTTTCTACCAATTTTAATAGATTAGAAATGCTCTTATCGAGTTCTTGGATTTCTGCCCTCAATGCCGGGATAACTTCGTCATTCTCCAAATCCTCTTGATTGCCCTTGATAGCCATATCCGCAATCATATCAATTCTTTCGGGTGTGAGTAGAGTCATAGCATCTTCTGCCACGATCCTCTCTATAAACTCTTTCTTCAAGGGTTTCTTATCGCAGGAGTGAAATCTTTTGCGGTTACTGCAAGTGTAATAATTGTGGACTTCTCCCGTCCTGCTTGTGCCGCTCTCTCCCACCATAGAAGCCCCACAATGCCCGCAGAAGAGTTTTTGAGATAAGATATAATCTACCTTAGCCTTTCCTCTTGACGGGGCTTGTGCGTTCACAGAGAGCCGTTTCTGCACAACCTCGAATGTATCTTTATCAACAATAGCAGGAACGCCGTCCTCAATGCGTATTTCCTTATAAGAGTAAACACCTATATACTTCTCATTTCGGAACATAGACTTAAACGAGTTCTTGTTGAACTTTGCGCCTTTTGCGGTACGATAGCCTTGTTTATTGAATTTTTCGCAGATTTCGGCTACGGTTGCTCCGTTCGCATAAAGATCGAACGCTTCTCGGACTATTTGTGCGTTAGGCTCATCTATCGTCAGTTTTTTATCTACTATTTTATATCCCAACGGAATGTGACCGCCTATGCTATGGCATTTATACGCCGACTCACGCATTCCACGACTTATTTTTTGAGAGAGTTCTTTGGAATAAAATTCAGCCATACCTTCAAGGACTGCTTCAAGAATAATTCCCTCCGGGTTATCCGAAATATTCTCAGTAGCGGAAATGACCTTAATACCATTCTTTTTCAATCGGGCTTTGTATGTTGCCGAATCATATCTGTTTCGTGCAAATCGGTCGAGTTTATATACGATAACGCCCTGCCACATTTGCTTGTCGCTATCTTTTATCATTCTATTAAACTCTGCACGCTTCTCAGTGTCCTTAAAAGCCGAGGTAGCACGGTCAATATATTTACCTACCACATTATACCCCTGCCGCTTACAGAACTCCATACAGACCCGGTTTTGCCCCTCTATGGACTGCTCAGTTTGGCGGTCGCTGCTATATCTCATATAGAGAACAACATCCATCATTTCAACTCCTTTAACCGTCTATAAATACATAAAACCTCATAGGGAATAACCTTACCGCAATTAGCCAACAACACTTTCAGACGATGTTGTAGGCTTTTTTTCTATTTCATCGTGTATGTTCATTACGGCTTGGATTATCCTTAACCGCCCCTCCTCGCTTGTTGATCTAAACATAGCAAGGAGGGTTTTTTCTTGTTCCGTAATATCCGCATCGCTTGCTTTTAATATCAAATCCGCTCGTTCCATTAAAATATCATTCTTGCTCTCCATACCGAGCAAATAATCAACCGATACACCAAAATATGTAGCAATGCGAATTAAGACATCTGCTTTGGGTGCTGATCCTTTTTTCCACCCCGTGATAGCAGGAGAAGAAACACCCGTTATCTCAATAATCTCGTCCGATTGAGGGCGTAAACCACGCTCTTTGCAAAGACTTTCAAAGCGTTCGTAAAATGACATTTTTCATTACCTCCAATAAGTGTACTTAGAATGTTCAAAAAATAATCTCAGAAATCTTTGAAAAACCTCTTGACAACCTAAGAGAACTTAGATATAATATAAACAACAGGTTGTTCAAATAGGGTGCAAGAAATCTCCCTGCGTACAATCCTGCACTCAGAGTCTCTAATGCTATATGGTCGTGACGGATTTATTATAGCATAAGAGAATTGCTTTGTCAACTTGTTTACAAGATTTTGAGAGAAAGGAGGAAGGAAATGTTCGAGGAAGGTCGCAAAATCCGTGTTGCTCTCGCTGAATGCGGTTTAACACAGGTTTGGCTTATTGGCAAACTTCGCAATCGTGGGATTATCACCGACAAAACCGAAATGTCCTCGGTGCTTAGTGGTACTCGCCACGGTTTCAAGGCTGACAGAATGCTTGAAACCTCAGTAGAAATCCTCAACGAGTACCGAGATGAACACGGAAAAAAGAATGAATAGTTTTTGCCGTGAACTGCGGAGACGAGTCCGAAGATATTACGCTGACAGGGAGCATCGTAAGGAATTTGAGGAATGGTATTTCCAAAAATACGGCAAGCAATATCAATGGAAGAAAGAAGGCGATATTCATTGCAAAGAATGAAAAAGAGATGGATCAGAAGATACGCCGGGTATTTTGTCTTGGCGGGAATAATTCTTGTGAGTTTTCTTGTTGGGCTACTCGTAGGCGCAGTCTCGTTCCACTCTAACGCAGTTGGTGTCCCCGAAGAAACAAAACTCCCAACTGTCGCAAACTCCACTTTTCCTACGCAGAACAGTACGATTGATTCCGTTTCGGTAATGAGCAGTTCTGCCGAAACTACGAAATCAAAAGTAAGGTATTACAATGTGCCACTATCAACGGAGTTGCAGGATTATATCTCTTCCGTATGCAGTACATATAATGTTCCCTGCGAACTGATTTACGGAATGATTGAGGTCGAAAGTAATTTTCAAGTGAATGCGGTAAGCGATACGAACGATTACGGTCTTATGCAAATCAACAAATGTAATCACGAATGGCTTGCTGACGAATTGGATATTACGGATATTCTCGATCCCGAACAAAACATTCTTGCCGGGGTTTATATGATTGCTTCTCACCTCGAAGAGACGAACGGAGATATTACATTAGCACTTATGCGGTATAACTGCGGCGCAACGGGTGCGAAGCGGTTGTGGGAGCAGGGTATCTATTCAACCTCTTACACCGATAAGGTAATGGCAGCGTATGAGACCTACAAAAAATAAAACCGCCCGTGAACTTGCACTTCACAGAGCGGCAAAGGTAAAACCTCAATTTTATTATAGCAGAAGAAAGGAAATAAGTCAATGAAAGTTAAGTGCTTGTGTTGGAACTGCGGAAGAGAAATCTACTCAACCGAGTCCGTTCACGAAATCAACGAAGAGTTGTGGTGTGACGAATGCGCTTCTTCGCTTTTCAATGACGTGCCGGACTGTAACTATGATGAAGAATCCGTGTAAAGATTGTCCCGACCGTTATCCCGGTTGTCACGCAAAATGCGAAAAGTACAAGGCGTGGAAAAAGGAATGGGACGAACTTAAAGAAAAAGAGCGTATCTACAACGATATGCAACGAATATTTAGGAGGAAATTCTAATGTCTAAATTTAACAACGAAGCCCTTAATCCGGGTGAGCATTTTATCTACAACGGTATCGAGTTTATTTGTCTCGATATTATCAACGGAAATTACCTTGCTATGACGGCGAAGCCGTGGGCAGAAATCCCCTTCGACACGAATAACCACAACGATTGGCGAAAGTCCTCTCTTCGCAGAGTGCTTAACAATGACTTCCTCGAACTCCTTGACAAAAAGCACCTCGTAGTACAGACCTCTGACCTTATTGCCGATAACGGCGATAAAGCATACGGCACGAGCGAAGATTATGTAACAATCCTCTCCTGCGATCAGTACCGAAAATACAGAGATATTGTCCCGCTCTTTGAGGAATGGATGTGGACACTTACTCCGTGGAGTTGCTACCCCTCGAACTCGAACAACGTGCGTAATGTCATTGCGACAGGCGTTGTCGGCAACATCGGTGCGTACTACAGTTTTGGGGTTGCCCCGGCTTGTCTTTTCTCATCTGAAAATCTCAAATTGCGCCGACAGGCGCATCTCGTAGGAGTTGACGAAGATGACGAATAAGAAGAGCGGCAATAACTTTGAGAAAGAGTTATGCGAACTTCTTTCGGAGCAAGGTTTTTGGGCGCACAATTTCGCTCAAAATCAAGACGGTCAGCCCGCAGATGTAATCGCCGTAAAAAACAAGAGGGCGTACTTAATCGACTGTAAAGTATGCTCCACAAGAAAAGGTTTCGACCTCTCCCGTATGGAGGAAAATCAAGACCTTTCTATGGAATTGTGGAAAGATTGCGGCAACGGCGAGGGGTGGTTTGCGGTTAAGGTTGAGGGTCAAATTTATATGATACCCCACCTTACCGTAAAAGCCTTGCGAAATCAGCAATCGGGAATGTCACCGAAAGATATTTTCGAGTGCGGAAAGCCCCTCGACAAATGGATAAAGTTATGCAGATAACTGTCGGCAGCACCATTACAGTCGAGCATCCCTCCCCGGAGTTGGTGCTATGGTGCAAAAAAAATCTAATAATCAGCAATCCCGAATACGCAAAAAAACTTCGGATGCACTTTTGGCTTGGCAACACCCCGAAAGACCTCTGCTTGTATGAAACCAACGGAGATAGCGTTATTTTGCCGTATGGGACACTCAGAGATATTCTCCCTATGATTTCCTCGGCAAAGGCTTTTCGTGCCTTTACGGAGCGAAAAACGGTAAATTACGATTGCTCTATCCCCCTGTATGATTATCAACAGGTAGCGGTCGAAGCAATGAAAAGTCAAAAGTACGGCATTCTTCAAAGCCCTGCGGGTAGCGGTAAAACGCAAATGGGTATCGCTCTTATGGCTGACCTCGGACTTAAAACCTTATGGCTCACCCATACAAAAGACCTTTTGAATCAGAGTAAGGAAAGAGCCGAACAGTATATGAGTTCTGACCTCATAGGAACGATAACCGAAGGAAAGGTTAATATCGGCAACGGAGTAACCTTTGCAACAATTCAAACTATGTGCCGTTTGGATTTAGAGCGGTACAGAGATATGTGGGATGTTGTAATCGTAGACGAATGCCACCGTTGTTCGGGAACGCCGACTTCGATAACGCAGTTTTACCGAGTTTTCAATAACCTTGCCGCACGATATAAGTTCGGATTGTCAGCAACGGTGCATCGCTCTGACGGAACAATCAAAGCGACTTATGCGCTACTTGGAAAAGTGGTGTACACCGTGCCGGAAGAAGCCGTAGCAGAAAGGGTAATGAAAGTCGGTATAAAGCCCTGCTTTACCGAAATACGCCTTTCTCGTGAATGCTTAAACACGGACGGTACTTTGAATTATGCCAAACTCATCACTTATTTATGTGAGGATTTCACCCGCAACCATTATATCAGCGCAAGAATAGCGGCTAACGCAGAACATTCTTCTCTGATTTTGTCGGACAGGCTTGAACACCTTAAAACTCTTATGTCAGCACTTCCTCGTTCTATGCAGGAAAAATCCGTAATGATAAGCGGAAAAATGACCTCAAAAACAGGAAAAGCAGCACGAGAGCAAGCCATTGAAGATATGCGGACGGGAAAGAAAAAGTACCTGTTTGCTACATATTCGTTGGCGAAAGAAGGTCTCGACATACCCCGTTTGGAAAGGCTTTACCTTACGACTCCCCAAAAAGACTACGCCGTAGTAACTCAGAGCATCGGGCGTATCGCTCGAACTTTCGAGGGTAAAGAAGCACCTGTTTGTTATGACTTCGTGGACGATGCAGGGTATCTCGTAAAGGCGTATAAGAAAAGGTGTTCGATCTATCGGAAGAATGGTTGCTATTTCGTAGAGGAGGTGCAAAATGCTGACTCTCGGTAGTTTATTTGACGGGGCGGGTACATTCCCGTTTGCCGCTCAACAATGCGGCGTAAAAGCGGTTTGGGCAAGCGAAATCGAATCGTTCCCCGTTGAAGTGACAAAAAAGCGTTTTCCCGAAATGAGACACCTCGGTGACATAAATAAAGTGAACGGTGCAGAAATCGAGCCTGTTGACATTATCACTTTCGGCTCACCGTGTCAAGACCTCTCTGTTGCGGGAAAGAGAGCGGGACTTGACGGAGAACGCTCCGGGTTATTTATGGAAGCCGTAAGAATTATAAAGGAAATGAGGTGTAGCACAAATGGAAAATACCCCGCAATCGCCATTTGGGAAAATGTCCCCGGCGCATTTAGTTCCAATAAAGGGGAAGATTTCAGAACAGTCCTCGAAGAACTCTGCAAAATTAAAGGAAGTAACACCGTTATTCCTCAACCTCCGAAGCGGGGGGGGAGAAACGCTTGGAACGATGCAGGGCTTATCTTGGGAGACGGGTTTTCAATCGCTTGGAGAGTCCTCGATGCTCAATTTTGGGGCGTACCCCAACGCCGTAGAAGAATCTTCCTTGTGGCAGATTTTAGAGGACAATGTGCCGGAAAAATACTCTTTGAGCGAGAAGGCTTGTCGAGGAGTTTTGCGGAGAGCCGAGAATCGTGGAAAGGTTTTACCCGCTCTCTTGCACATTGCTCTTCTTCAAAAGTGTGGGACTCCCGTGGAAATGGTAATGGTGACATTGCCCCCACAATCACAGGAGACCACAACAACCGAATAACCGACTACACCGCCTTATGTGTAATTACAGGCGCAGATTTGTACAATCAAGCACTTACCGAAGAAGTCTCAATGACCCTTTGTGCGGGACGAAACGATTGTCAAAAAGTCCCCTGCGTGGTTTTTGCTAAAACTGAGCCGTCTTGTGGTGAAACGCTTGCAATGGCAACTCAACAAGGAGGGGCAGAAATCGGGAAAGACCTATGCCCCACTGTCACGGCAGCGGCAGGAACAAGCGGCAATAATCAACCTGTTTTTTGCTATGCTCTCGACCGCTCATCGTTCAATCAAGGTATGAACGCACAGTTCGACATTGGCATTGACGATAAAGGTATTGCACATACGCTTGTTGCGAAAGGTCCGGGTGCGATTGCATACGGCGTACCCCTCGGTTTCAGACCCGAAAACACTCGTTTATACGAGGAAGTTTCTTCAACGATCTGCAACGGTACAAATCCGGGGCATCATCAAGGAGTTCTCATTCTTGATCGGGTCAGCATAGAACTTCGCCGTGCAACACCTACGGAATGCGGTAGACTTCAAGGAATGCCCGATTGGTGGTGCGAAGATGTACCTCACTCAGACAGTGCGGAATACAAAATGTGGGGAAATGGAATGGCTCTTCCCTGTGTTCTCTATGTTATGGAGAATGTCGTATCCGTTCTATCGTTGAGGTTGCTCGAATCCTTATTGGAGGTGAGCGAATGATACACATTTTCGACTACGAGGTATTTGCTTACGATTGGTTACTCGTTGCGAAAGAGGTCGGCACGGACAACTACATCGTGGTACATAACGACAACGAAGCGGTAAAAGCCTTTATGGAAGAGTATGAGCCGTTGCTTGGCGGGTTTAACAACAAGCACTACGACCAATTCATACATAAAGCGGTGCTTATGGATGCATCTCCGCAGGAAATCAAAAAGGTCAACGACTATATCATTGCCGAGGGGCGTAACGGGTGGGAATATCCACTTATGCGTGAGTCAAAGATTTTCTTCGACCAATTTGACCTTATGGACGATTGCCAAATGGGATTATCTCTGAAAGCGATAGAAGCCCATCTCGGTATGGATATTCGAGAGACAACGGTTGATTTCGACATTGATCGTCCGCTGACGGAAGAAGAATTGCAAGAAGTAATATTCTACTGCAAACACGATGTAGATGCGACCGAAAGACTCTACTTCCTGCGAAAGAATTACCTTGACAACAAGGTGTTTCTCGGAAGAGCGAAAGGCATACCCGACAGTAAAGCAATGTATATGACAAACGCAAAACTGACGGCGGCATATCTCGATGCCCACCGAGAAGTTGAATATACGGACGAGCGAGAATATGTTTATCCGTCAAATCTTCTTCGGCAGTATATCCCGAACGATGTCTTTGTTTTCTTCGACAGGTTGCACGATAAGGCTATCAGCGACTATGAGGTGTTTTCGAGTAAACTCAATTTTAACATCGGAGACTGTCAATGTACCATTGGCTACGGTGGTATTCACGGTGCTATTCCAACCTATCGAGAGGTGGCAACAGAAAACCGCTCAATCCGAAACAGAGATGTAGCGAGTTACTATCCTCACCTTATGACACTTGACGGGTATTGCTCTCGGAACATTCCCAACCCACAAGTGTACGCCGATATGTTGGAGCAACGCATACAAGCGAAGAAGTCCGGGGATAAGGCAAAAGCAAACGCCTTGAAACTCGTTGCTAATACCACCTACGGTGGAATGCTCAATCAATACAACGAACTGTACGATCCTTTAATGGGGCGTTCGGTGTGCATCACAGGGCAGTTACGATTGTTGGAATTGGCAAACCACCTTGTAGCAGACTGCCCCACCTTGAAAATAGTGCAGTTGAACACAGACGGTATTATGGTTTCTCTCGACAACTCTGATCTCGAAACATATAACGCCATTTGTCAAGAATGGCAGGACAGAACGGGGTTTGAGTTGGAGGAGGACTGTATCAAGGAGATTGTGCAAAAAGATGTTAATAACTACATCGAAATCGCCACGGACGGCAGCACGAAAATCAAAGGCGGTCAGTTGGTAAGAGGTATTGCCCCGGCAGGAGCGTTTAATATCAACAACAATGCAACAATCGTTGCGAAAGCCCTGCTTGACTATTTTGCAAAAAAAGTACCCGTCAAGGATACGATTAACGAATGTACCGACTTGCTTGCGTTCCAAATCATCGCAAAGGCTTCGAGCAAGTATTCGGCAGCGTATCACATTGTAAACGGCGAGAAAGTCAAAGTGCAAAAATGCAATAGGGTTTATGCAACAAAGGACAGGCAATACGGAACACTCGTTAAAACCCACGCCGAAAAAGGCAATGATGTCAAAATCGGCGGTCTGCCGGAACATTGCATTATCGACAATAACAATGAGCAAAGCGTTGAATGCCTTGATCGAACTTGGTATATCAAACTTGCAAGTCGATATATCAATGATTTTCTCGGAATCAAACCGCCGAAAAAGAACACCCGCAGGATAAATACCCTTGCGAAAAAAGCATTAAAAATTTTGGAGGAGGTGAACTAATGAAGGATTGGACGGGTAACAGTCGTTCGGCACACGCAACCCTCGGCGCAAGAAATTACGCATTAGAGGAGCGGGAAACAAACGACTATTATGCCACAGAGCCAAAGGCTCTTGAACTGCTTTTGCAAGAGGAAAACTTCTCTCCGAACATTTGGGAGTGTGCTTGCGGAGAGGGACACTTATCGAAAGTCCTCAAAGCACACGGACACAAGGTGTTTTCCACCGACCTTATAGATCGAGGGTACGGGTTGGGAGGAATAGACTTTTTGCAATGGGACAGTCCCTATGACGGAGATATTGTTACCAACCCACCGTATAAGTTCGCCTTAGAGTTCGTTCAAAAAGCACTCGAAGTAATTACAGACGGTCATAAAGTGGCTATGTTTCTGAAATTACAGTTCCTCGAAGGGAAAGCAAGACGAGCGTTCTTTGAGAAAGCCCCCCCCCGAAAGGTTTATGTCTCATCGAGCCGACTGTGCTGCGCTATGAACGGAGATTTCGAGAAATACTCCAAATCTAATGCAGTTACATACGCTTGGTTTATATGGGAAAAAGGTAACACCGAAGCACCTATTATCAAATGGTTTAACTAAATTGTAAAGGAGAAAAATTATGCCTACAAAGAAACCCGCAACTGAACAGACCGCCGTTGAAACCTCTGAAATGAATGTGTGGTCTAAACTTCTCGCCGTGCGTAATGAGTTTTACGCCGCAGGAGCAAAGAAAACAGGAAAAAATCTTCACGCCGAATTTATGTATTTCGAGTTGATTGATATTGTTCCTGTTGCCGCTCCGATTTTCGCAAAGTACAAACTTCTGCTTATGCCTACCTTTATGAACGGTAACGCCGTTGCAATGGTCGTAAACACCGAAAAGCCGGACGAACATATTGAGTTCTCCATTCCGTTACAGTTTATCGCAGAGCCGGGAAAATTCCGTATGAATGAGGTACAGGGCGTTGGAGCGGCAGTTACTTACTATCGCCGCTATCTGTATATGATTGTTCTCGATCTTGTGGAATCCGACAGTTTTGACGGAGAGAGCAAGGACACCGCCGATGATACCCCCGCTCCTGCACCTAAGAAAAAGCCCGCCACGACCGAACAGAGAGAGGAAATCAAGAAATCCCTCACCAACTCGGACGGCGAAGCCGATGACTTACAGAAAAGCGCACTGAAAGCGGCATTGAAGAAACTGAAAGAAATCGACCCGTCAAAGGAAGAGTTCATTCAGAAAATCGCTATCAAGACCGACAAATTTACCTCAATCAAAAAGGCGGCGTGTGAGCAGTTAATCCTCACGGTCAATGAAATGATTGAGAATTACGGTATCGAGGAGGAATAATCTATGGAATGGCTTGAAACCAATCAACTCAAAATCGTACCCCCGAAAAAGCCGAAAAAAATCACAGGTACTCGTTTTGCCGCCATTATGGGTAAAAACACTTGGAATACCCCGTTTAAGACTTGGTGCGAAATAACCCGTACCTATGAAGAGCCTTTCGAGGATACCATCTACACCATCGCAGGTAAGGTCATTGAGCCGAAACAGGCTGAGTATATGCGCCGTGCATACTTTATGACCGGCTTGAAAACCCCGACAGATATTTTCGGAGAGAACTACTTTAAGAAAACCTTTGGGGACTTCTTCAAGGACGAGCCTATCTTCGGTGGAATGTGGGACTATTTGCTCTACGGTGAGGACGGCAAGCCGACAACCGTGCTTGAAATGAAAACGACAAAACGCTCCGAGGATTGGGAAAACGACATTCCCGAATATTACGCTTTACAGGCTGCGCTTTACGCATACCTTCTCGGCGTTGACTCAGTTATTATGGTCGCTTCTTTCCTTGAAGATAAGGACTATAAAGCCCCGGAAGCGTTCGTTCCCTCCACAAAAAACACGATCATCATCCCCTTTAAGGTGAGCGAACGATACCCCGACTTTGACAAACTTATCAAAAAAGCCGAAAAGTGGTGGAAGTCCTGCGTTATCGGTGGAATTTCACCTACCTTTGACGAAAAGAGAGATGCCGACATACTCAAAGTTCTTCGCACCAATACTCTTAATCCCGAAACGGATATTGAGAATGTAATGGAAGAAGCGGAAGCATTGCAGGAGGAAATTGACAAGGTATCCGCTTCGGTTGCGGATAAAGAAAAAAGGCTCAAAACTCTCAAAGACATAATCAAGGAACACGCTATGCACTCTTTCCGTGACGGAGATAAGAGCGTTGCCTTGAAAAGCAAACGGTATGTTTGGGCAGTTTCCCGCTCTGAGAGAAAGGACATTGACAAGGATGCTCTGAAAGCGGACGGTCTGCTCGACAAATACAACACCAAAGCGGTAGTAACATATCGTCTCACCAATAAACCTATCGAGGAGGAATAAGAATGTACATTAACCCTTTTACGGCGGGTGTTCTCGCAACCCTGCTTGCCGAGACTGTAATATTTATCGGCATCGTGATTTATTTCGCAACCAAAAAGAATAACGGAGGTAAAAAGTGATGGGAAAAATTGCACTGAGTGAGGGATTTACGCTTATCCCGGAGGGAACTCATATCTTCAAGATCGTAGAGGTCAACTACAAAGAAGCATACGGGAAACTCGAAATCAAAATGAAAACGGCAAAGGGACAAGTTCATACCGAACGCTTCTCCCTTATCAAGCAGGACGGCTCTTCCAACGAGGGTGCATTGAACGCCTTTTCGTATTTCGCAAGAACGGCTCTGAATGATTATACCGCACAGGATATTGACCCCGAAGAACTTGTAGGATATTTCATTGAGTGTGATGTCGAACACGACATTCAGCCCTCAAACAAAAATCCGAATAAGACGGTTACATTCGCCCGCCTTGCCGACAAACGCCCCGCAGAGGGATACGATGAGGAGGAAGTTATCACGCCCCCCGCTACTGCGAAGAAAGCAGCATCGACCCCTCCCGCAAAGAAAACAGAAGTAAAGTCTGAGGAAATCGACCTTGATGCATTGCTCGGATAAGTAATCGGTAAGCGAGTGGCGGTCACTGTGCCGCCCTCGCTTTACCCACTATGGAGGTGAATAGATTGGATTCTGCAAAAGACGATAAGGGCAAACTCAAACTCTCGCTTGTTCCCGGACAAATTCTCCGTGACATTGCGGTTGTACGAGAATACGGGTGTAAAAAATATCACGATCCCGAAAATTGGAGAAAGGTAGAACTCCAACGCTATATAGATGCTTTCTACCGTCATTGGGTATCATTCGTAGAAGATAACAACTCAATAGACGAAGAAAGCGGCATACCGCACTATAAACATTGCGCTTGCAATATGGCTTTCATTTGTGAACTTATCAAGAAAGGAGAACAAAAAATGAGAACTTACGAAGAACGAATCAAACTTTTTTCATCGTTTCTGAAACCCCACTTAAAAGAGAGAGATTTCGATACGCTATATCAATGGTGCATTGAAAACGAATTTTTCTCGCAAGCCGCTTCGACAAAGTATCACGGCAATTACCCCGGAGGTCTGTTCGACCATTCCTACAATGTCGCTGAAACTCTCGTAAGACTGACAAAAGACAACGATTGTGTACAGTGGGAACGCCCCGAAAGCCCGTATATCATAGGAATGTTCCACGATATTTGCAAAACCGATAACTACCTTAACGGTATAGACGGTTACGAATATAATACGGACACTCTGCTCAAAGGACACGGAGACAAATCGGTTATGATACTCGCCGCCTTACTCCCGCTCACGGAAGAAGAAGTAATGTGTATCCGTTACCATATGGGAGCCTTTACCGATAGCGGCGAATGGAACTATTACACACGGGCTATTCACAAATACCCGAATGTTCTTTGGTCTCACCACGCCGATATGATTGCGGCGCACATTATTGAAAGGTAGACCGTTAAGGAGGAAGTGACTATGCGATATGATACCATACCCACGGAATTAACCGCTCTTCCCCAATGGGTCTGCGCTTGGGAAAATTCAAAAATACCAATGCAAGCAAAAATAAAAAAAGGTGCTTCTTCTGTGCTTCCCGATACTTGGTCTACATACGAAGAAGCCAAAGCCGCAGTTGAAAAAGGCACTTATGACTACCTCGGATTTGTATTTAACAACAACGGAATAGTCGGCATTGACATTGATTGCGGTTATGACGAGGACGGCTTTCTCTCGGAGGTCAGTATAGACATTATGAGGGCTTGCCGATCTTACACAGAACAATCTCGAAGCGGGAGAGGTATTCATATTTACCTCAAAGGGGAACTCCCGTTCAAGGGGAAAAACAATCGTGCGGGCGTGGAAATCTATCGCAGTAGCCGCTACTTCCTTGTTACGGGGGAAAAATTGATTTACAACACAATTATAGAAAATCAAGAAGCGATTGATTATGTTGTGAGCAAATATTTTCCCGATTCCGAAAAAGAAAGTACAAACACCAACTCGACTAATCGCATCTATTCTCCGTGCTACTCTAAGCCGGAGGGCGGTAAAATTTCCATTCAGCCCACATATCCCCCTATACCACAGGGTATGCGAAATATAAGTTTGACCTCGCTTGCGGGGCAGTTGCACAATCAAGGTTACAAAAAGCAGGAGATATACAAGGAACTGCTAAAAGCCAATCAAGCAGCCTGTAAGCCGCCGCTGCCGGTCGGAGAAATCCAAACCATAGTGAACTCGGTCACAAAGTATAGGAGGTAATCAAATGAAAGCATATCTCGTAAGAGAAAAGGATGAGTTTTGTGCGACTGTTGTCTTTGCCGAAACAAGAGGAAAGGCAAAATCTATGGCGTTATCCACAGAATGTTGCGAAGATGCCGATTTTTGCAATATTGAAGTTTACAGACAACCCCAATTAGATAAATACTATGTTTTCGGAAAAACCGAAATGAGATGGGACAACCCGCAAGACCGAATTGCGCTTGTAAAGGAAGCCGGATTCTATTGTAATGACGATTGCCGTTGCTCGGAAGAGTGTAACCGTTGTCCGGCGAAAGAATGGTGCGATGAATGTCTTGACTCTGAAAGTGAGGAAATATAATGGCACGGTACTTTAAGATTACGGAAATTGATTCCGATACATTCACCAACGCAACAGGAGATATTCTCGACTGTTCCCAATTAGTTTCGCCCGCCGATGGATATGTATATGTTGCGGTAGACGAAAGCGAAGAGGACGAATTGAATATTCCCTTATACTGCTTTGAGGAGGAAACCGCCGATGAGTGAAAACAGGTGTGTTTGCTGCGGGACGATCATTCCCGAAGGTGGTATGGTCTGCTCAATTTGCTCCAAAGCCGAGGACAATCCCGTTACCACAACTTTTATATACGAACAGTTAGCACAGTGTTTCGATGATCCGTGTAATATGTCCCCGTTCGAGGAAGAACTGCACGATTCAGAGGAAAAGGTTGAATGGTGCGAGAAGTTTTGCGGAAAGGTTGCACCCGCTGACTGTTGGGAGCGATATTTCAAATTAAAATTTGCCGAAAGGGGTAAAGAATAGTATGGAGAAAAAAGCATTCCTAATCGCCAATATCGAGGAGTATGGAAAACTCATTTCGTTTTGTATCAACAATGATATTTGCGTTTTTCGGACATATTGGGACGAGCGTGAAAAAGGAGACAGGTGTTATAACATTGATTGGAAAGAAAAGAGGTGCTACTATTCCTCCCGGCGTTATTACGAAAACAACGGTTATGAAATAGTAAGCCCAACTTTTCAACTCAACGAGTACGGCAAATATAAAGCAATCACACAAAGCAATCCGGAATGAGAATTGAGGAATAGTGAGTATGTTTATACACTACAACAATGGCGAAAGCGAAAAACTCATAAAGAATGTTCTCTGTGTCGATATTATTGACGGTGAACACCCTGCGTATGTTACTTTGTCAGACGGCACGGAACTACACATACGGCTTGACCGCATTGAGTCCATATGCGATAGCGAAATTCTAAAAAAGGAGTGATGATATGAGCAATGAAGTCGGATATGAGGACAAAGAGTTATTTCAGTTGAGCAACGGACGGTATATTATGTCCGAAGAACTCTCCGATAAGATGTTTTACATAAAGCGCATTCAGCCGGAGTCTTATCAACCCGATAACACGGGTTACTCTTGGGACGAAAGCGGTATGGCAGAACTCTTCTCGGAATGCTACAAAAACGATACCCGTTACTGCCCGGAAGCGAAGTCGTGGTACACCTATGATAGTGGTGTATGGAAAAAAGATGTCGGCTCTCTGCTCGTGGCTGAGAAGATTAAAGAGTTCAGCCGCCTTATGGTGCTTTACTGCGGAGAAATTACGGACGAGGACAAGCGGAAGTCTTACTTTGCTTTTATCAATAAAATGGGAGACCGCCGTTTCCGTGATAGGCTTATGAAAGATGCCGCAAGCGTGTACCCGATAAAGGCAGCGGAGTTTGATGCAAACCCCAACCTTATCAACTGTCTTAACGGCACATACGACCTCGAAAATATGTGCTTCCGTGAACACGATTGGAGAGACTTCCTCACAATGCAAACCAACTTTGAGTACACAATGCAGGAAGATGTACGGTGTGACCGTTGGGAGAACTTTATAGAAGAGGTTACGAGCAACGACAAAGAGAAAGCCGACTACCTACAAAGGGCATTGGGATACTCAATGCTCGGCACGTCCAAAGAGGAATGTATGTTCATTCTCCACGGCAAGACAACCCGCAACGGCAAGTCAACGCTGCTCGGCACAATACATCATTTGCTTGGTGATTATGCTACCGTCAGTCCTGTTTCGATTATCTGCAAAAGCGACCGTGCAAAAAATGCCGAAGCCGCTTCCCCGACAATAGCCGGGTTGAAAGGCAAACGCTTTGTTACAATGGCAGAGAGTAATCAGTACGGAAGGTTAGACGAGGAGACTATAAAGCAGTTGACGGGCGGCGAGGAAATCTCTGCTCGTAATCTGTACGAAGCACAAATGACCTATCTTCCACAATTCACAATGTGGCTTTCCTGTAATGACCTCCCGTCCGTGCAGGATAAATCCCTGTTTGCTTCTGATCGTGTCAGAGTGATTGAGTTCAATAGACATTTTTCGGAGGAAGAAAGGGACGAGAGTCTAAAAGAGACTTTCCGTACACCCGAAGCAATGATGGGTATTTTCACTTGGTTGCTTATCGGATACTTTCGCTATAAGCGTTTCGGATTGAAAATGTGCGAGAGTATGAAAAAGGTAATCAAGCAGTATGAGAAAGATAACGACCTTGTTTTGCAGTTTCTTGAAGAGAAATGCACAAAGGTTGAGGACGGCGGCACAAAGGCAAAAGCCCTGTACGATGCTTATAAGATATGGTGCAGGAGTAACGGGTACTTTGTAATGAGTGCGAAAAAGTTTAATGCGAACTTAGAAACGCATCCCGAATGGCATAATGGTAAAAGATTATCGCACGGATATGCTGTTTTTGACGGTGTATCTCTTAAAATGGGTAGTTGAGGTAGTCCATTTTAGGTTTTTGCTATAAAGTCCTCTATATATGCGTGTATATAAGAGGGTTTATGTAAAATAGCGAAAATAAACTACCTTAACTACCCGACAGACGAAAGGAGTATTTTTATGGATAACAAGAAAATGACGGAAGTCGGTAAGCAAATCACAAAGAGAAAACGCCCCGACTTGTCGGAATCGCAGACCGTTCATACTGAGCCGGGAGACAATCGGAAATACATTCTGCATTCGCTTCGCTTGGCTGAGTTGCCGAAATTGAACTTGACGAGTGTTGAAGAAGTGACACAAAGGATAAAGGACTACTTCACAATATGCGCTGAGGACGATATGAAGCCGAGTGTTGCAGGATTGGCTCTTGCTATGGATATTGATAGAAGGTATCTGTGGGAAATCAGAGAGGGGCGAAAAGGTAAAAATCCTGCGGTGGCTGACACGCTAAAAAAAGCGATGAAAATTCTCGATCTTCAAATGGTCGATTATATGCAGAACGGGAAAATCAACCCCGTGTCCGGTATCTTCCTTATGAAAAACAATTTCGGCTATGCCGATAAACAGGAAGTTGTATTGACTCCTAACAATCCGCTTGGGGACACAAAGGACACAAAGGAACTTGAAGAGCGATACATTGATAGTGTTGTTGACGATTGAAAAAAAATCGCACAAAGGCGCACAAAGGGCTTTCAGATAGTGCGGTATGGCAGATTGCCCCGCCGCCCCTGCTGAAAACCCCGACTAAAATATGAACAACGAAACCCCATCCGGGCGGCGGTGCTGCCTGTGGTGGGGTTTGTTCCTTTCTTCGGGGCGTGTCCCCTGCGGCTCTCTGTGGCTTTCTGTGCGGCGTTTGCGGTGTGGGTAGTATGTCTATACCCGTAAGCGGTAAAACGCCGCAAAAAGGCAAATAAACGGCTTCACGGCGATAGAGCAAAAGAAAGCCCCGGCAGCGTTCCGGGGCTTGTGTTATCTCTGCCACCAACGGCGGCGGGCTTGCTTGTTCTGATCCGTCCACCACCCAACACGGGCGGCAAGTTCTGAGTCTGTTATATACGTGATTTTGACGAGTTCGGGCGTTAATAATTGCGGGGTTAAATAGTACCCATAGCCCACGAACGGGAGACGAACGGCGGCGGGGCTTCCTATGATCTGCCGGGACTCTATCGGGTCACGGCAGCGCAGACCGACACGGGCGGCGCAGTTTGCCGCAAATTCAGCGGATAGGGTTTTGCGGTTGGGGCATTGTGTCCCGCCTATCAAGTGAACATTTGCCGCCCGTCCTATCATTGCAATTTGCCCGAGGGTGCGGGCGGTTGTCCGATTGGATAAAACGAGATCGCCCAATTCGTCAATGAATATATATAAATGGCTTTCGGTGGACTGTTTCAGACCTTGCGCCGCTGCCCGTTGCGCCCTGTTTCGTGTCTCCTGTAAAACGCTTTCGAGGGCTTGCGCCGCTTCTGCGGCGTTGTCGATATATTGCACGGTGTGGGGCAAATCTTTATATATTCGTTGTTCGGTGTATTTGGTATCTATGAAAACAAATTGCACTTGCAAAGGGGCTTTATACAAGGCGGTATAAATTACGCCGTTCATCAATACGCTTTTGCCGCTTCCCGTTGTTCCTGCTATAAGCGTGTGCGGTTGTTGCAATATGTCAAGGTAGAGCCGGGGCGCAGTTCCTCCGGGCGTGTTCCATTCTTTGGGCATTGTTGCACCTCCTAAAAGTTGAGCCGCCACGGTGGGCGGCTCTGCGTTAATGTGTCAATATGTAATCGGCTAAACGGTCGGCGGCGGTTATCATTTCCGGGGCTTTGAGCCTGTCAGCGATTTTTTGTAAAAATTCGGGCGTGAGGTATGCAAGGGCTTTGGCACGGGTTGCAAATGTTTCAAGGGTTACGGCGTACCCCGTGCGCTCTTCGGTGATGTACCACCTTGTCGGGCGTTTGTCGATTCTGATTTCAATAATTGAGCCGTCCGGGGCTTCGAGCGTTTCGCCCCATCCGCTGACCTTCCGAAAACATTGCTTTTTGATTGGTCGGTTGAATTGGTCACGGGTTGCAATAATCACGGTGTAAAATCGGTTTTATACATTGGTTTTCCTCCTTATTGTTCAGCCTGTTCGAGTTCGTCAAACAGTTCGGCTAATTCCTCATTATCTTCGATTGTGTCTATATAGTTTCTGTTTTCGCTCATTGCTTCTACTGCGTAATTGTCGAGATGCCCCGAATAGTCTTTATAATCAGCAGAAACAAGATTCCCGTAACCGTTATAGGTGAAGTATTCCCGATTCGGGTTAAATTGTCCGTATTCCCTGTTGTCGCTTCCGTCTGTGGTGTATGTTTCGGCATCGTAACCATAAAACGCCCGGCGTAAAATTTCGCTCGGCTCTGTTCCTGTATACAGTTCATCTAATTCGTCCATAGAATAATAACGATCATCGTTCAAATAACCGTTGTACCCGTCAAGTTCTTCGATGCAGTCATTGAAAACATTTTCATTTTCTTTGAAAAATTCAATAATTGCGGCGGTGATTTCTTCGGCGGTGCGGGTTGCTTTTTCCTCTTCGGGTGCTTCCCATTCTTCGGGGACGGTGTGAACAGGCTGTCCCGGCTTCGGCTCTTCGTTGGTCTCGGTGCATCCTACAATTTCATAGTTGCCGAGGGTCTGAAAATATGCGGTTGCCTGTTCTGCGCTTTTAGCGTTTACGAGGTTAGTGGAATATATACCGCTTTCGGGGTTGCTTGTGAATGTGATTCTAAATGTTTTCATTATTGTGTATCCTCCTTGCATTTGCGCCGGGGTTGTGCTATAATAGAGGAGCAGCCGCCCGGCGTGGGTGTGTTGTGTGGGCGTTCCGCTTCTGCTTTGGTCGGCTATGCGGTGCGCCCTTTTCTATTACGCTCTTATTATATCACGGTTGTATTTACTTGTCAAGAGTTTTTGCAAAACTTTTTCAAGATTTTTTGTAACTCTGCCCCGTTTCGCTTGCTCTGATCGTGCCGGGTGCGGTCTGTACCCGTGGGGGATTGCGGCGGGCGCAGCGGGCGGGGGTGAGTGCCTTAACCACACTCGAAGAATAAAAAGAGCATTTTTACATAAACCCCTTGACATTTGCGTTTACCTATGCTATACTAAATGCAACAAGCAAGGAGGTACACAATATGCAAACATTCAAAAACGCCATAGGGTATGTTCGAGTATCGACCGAACAACAGGCAAAAGACTATAAGTTTGGTATTGATGTTCAAAAACAGGCTATTCTTCTCTACGCTAATACCAATGGCTATAACATTGTTGATTGGAAGATAGACGAAATCAGCGGAGCGAAAGATGATCGACCGGCACTGAATGAAATCCTGTATGGCGATAATGTCACCAATCCTCCCTTTGAAGCGGTCATTGTATTTAAGAATGACCGTCTCGCTCGTGATACAAAACTGTATTTCTATTATCTCTACACGCTTGAAAAGAAGAACATTAGACTTCTCAGTACGAAAGAGGAGTTTGCGGAAGGTAGCGAGTTTGCTAATATTTATCGTGCGCTTCTTCAATTCGTTGCAGAGCAGGAACGGAAGAACATTGCTATACGAACGAGCAAAGGCAGAAGTATCAAGGCTCAGTGTGGGGGCTATTCGGGAGGGCGTTGTCCTTATGGGTATAAGGTCGAGAACGGCAGACTGATTATCAATGACGAAGAACGCCCCATGGTCGAATATGTATTTAAGAGAATTGACGAGCATACGCCTATGCTTACGATTGCTGACGAGTTGAACGATCTCGGCTATCGTACCCGCAAAGGGACGAAATTTCAGAATACAAGCGTTCGCAGTATAGTTAATAATCGCCCGTTGTATGAGGGTATGTACAAATACGGCAAGGAAATGAATTGGGTCAAGGGAGTCCACGAGCCGATTTTGAAGGTACAATCCTAATGTTGAAAAGGAATGGTGTACCTTCTTATGCAGAAGTAGAAAGTCAAATTTATAAACAAACCTTTGAAACACGAGAAAATAAAATAAGGCAAGGACTTAAAACCCACGCAAAACATATTCCGTATCAAAATGGTGCGCCCGAATATGTTAGAATGTATCGGTTTTCCGAATTTGATACGGTTATATCGTTAATATCGCAACCGTTTAACAGTTATGAGCAAGCGAAGCATTTTTCTGATTGTTTCAACGATTCTTTTCTGTACGATTCATATTGTGAAGAAAAGGACGGCTTGTTTTATGTGTATTCGGGTTGGCTGATTAAACGGAATTTTATGTCGTGCTCAGTTCATAGCAAGGGAATGTACTTCGAGTTTGCTAATTGGTCGTAAGGAGTGAAGTTACAATGGCAAAGAAAAAAGAGGAAAATCCAATGTTCACGAAAAAAGGTGCGTGGCTTTGGATATTGTGCGCCCCCGCTGCATTAGTCGCTTCGGCACACTTCGAGTCTAAGAAATCAATCGAGAAGAAGAAAAAGAAACGGCATAAAAAGGCTGTTGAGCATTGGGATGCTTGGTGGTCTTAAATAATTCGGCACATACGACAGGGTGTGTGTAACAGTCAACAGGGACTATCTCAGTAGAGGTAGTCCCTTTCTTTTTGGAGGTAGCAATGAATAAATCACTGATTACAAAAATTTTCTCAAAAATAAAAAAGACCCCTACGGACATTACCGCCTACGAGGATTTGTTCTCGCTTTGTCGGAATATTGAGCAAGAGGATTTTGCACTTGCACATTCAACCAACGAGGAATTGAGAAAGAAGATCTCGGCGGCAATAAAGCGCAGAAAAAATGTTGAGGGTTTCTTTGAACTCTACAAAAAGACACTGCTCTTTGATGCCCCACACTTTTTTGACTCTTATCTCCTCTATCTCGAAATAAATCGTAAGCCGGAGGAACGGTTTTATCAGCCACGGCGTAGAGTTCTCAAACGGGTAGTCGATGCTTTGCAGAAACTTACCAATGACGAGTTGGACGAATTATTTATATCTATGCCCCCTCGTGTCGGCAAGACAACCATTTTGATGTTCTTCGTTACTTGGCTTATCGGCAGAAAGAGCGAAGCATCTAACCTGTATTCGGCGTATTCCGATACTATTACCAAAGCATTTTACAACGGTGTTTTGGAAATTATAAACGACCCTGTAACCTATCTATGGCACGATGTTTTTCCGAATGCGAAAGTCGTTCAGACTAATTCGCAGGACGAGACAATCAATATTGACCGAAGAAAACGGTATCCCTCGCTGACTTGCCGTTCCCTTTACGGAACATTGAACGGTGCGTGTGACTGTAACGGGTTTGAAATTTCCGATGACCTTATCGGCGGTATCGAGGAAGCACTTAATAAAGACCGCCTTATTTCTGCGTGGAGCAAGGTAGATAATAACCTGTTGCCCCGTGCGAAAGAAAAAGCAAAAATTCTTTGGTGCGGTACACGGTGGTCTATGATCGACCCTGCCGGTCTGCGAATGGAACTTTTAGAAAATGACGAACGGTTTAAGAATCGCCGTTATGAGATAATCAACCTCTCGGCTCTTGACGAAAACGATGAGAGTCAGTTCGACTATGATTATTCCGTAGGTTTCTCCACCGAGTATTATCGTATGCGCCGTGCTTCTTTCGAGAGAAACAACGATATGGCATCGTGGAACGCTCAGTATATGGGTGAGCCGATAGAGCGTGACGGGGCATTGTTTTCGCCCGGAGAGTTTCGATACTATAACGGAGTTCTCCCGGACGGAGAGCCGGACAGAATATTTATGGCGGTTGACCCCGCTTTCGGCGGCGGCGATTTCGTGGCTTCTCCCGTGTGCTTCCAATATGGGGACGATATTTATGTACACGATGTTGTCTATGATAGTGGAGATAAAAAGGCAACGCAGCCGCTTCTTGCACAGGCGGTAATCAAACACAATGTTGCGGCGATGCAGATTGAAGCGAATAAATCTACCGAAGCATATAAGGAGGGTGTACAGGAAGAACTTAAAAAACAGGGTCGTAGGATTAACCTCACGACAAAAGCCGCTCCCTCCGATAAAGCGAAGTATCAGCGCATTTTTGATAAAGCCCCGGATATTCGGGAAATGATGATTTTCCGAGAGTCCGGCAAGCGCAGTAAGGCATATAGTTTATTTATGCAGAATGTTTTTTCTTATAAAATGTTCGCAAAAAATAAAAATGACGATGCCCCGGACAGTCTTGCTATGGCTATCGCTATGGTGCGTAATACTTCGGGACGGGCAGAAGTTTTCAAAAGGACTTTTTGAATTTTTTCGCTCTCCAATGGTATATATACGCAAAACCTATTGACAACCATTAGAGAATAGTGTATAATAAGATATGAATAAGTGGAACTATAAGGAGGTGCTGAAATGGATAAGCGGACTTTGTACGGTAGAGAAGTTATCTACACTGACTTCGAGGAAATCAACTCGGAAAATGTGCTACAAGTTCTCGAACGGGCTATGACAATTCATACTCGTAACCGTGCGGATATTCAGTATCTCTATGATTATTACAAAGGCAAGCAGCCCATTATTGACCGCACCAAAGAATTTCGTCAAGAGATTTGCAATCGGATTGTGGAAAATAGAGCGAATGAAATCGTATCTTTCAAGGTTGGCTATCTTATGGGTGAGCCTGTACAGTATGTCAGCCGTGCAAGTGATGATAATAACTCTACCGAAGCAATCAACCTCCTTAACGACTTTGTTTTTGCAGAAGATAAGGCGGCAAAAGATAAGGAACTTGCCGATTGGTTTACCATTTGCGGCACGTCTTTCCGTATGATTCTTCCCGACCCCAAAGGTGAAGAGGACGAATCGCCTTTTGAGATTTATACGCTCGATCCTCGTAACGCCTTTGTGGTGTATTATAGCGGTCTCGGCAATAAGCCGATGATGGGCGTAAAGTATGTAACTCGTGAGGACGGCTCAGTGATTTTTTCGATTTACACCGATAAGTATTACTTTGAGGTGCTTCAACCCGGAACGCTGAATCAGACCAATTATTCTCCGAAGTCCATTGCGAAAGAAGAGGGACATATCTTTGGCGATATTCCCATAATCGAATATCCTGCTAACTCTGCTCGTCTCGGCGCATTTGAGATTGTGCTACCGTTGCTCGATGCACTCAATAATGTATCATCTAACCGGCTTGACGGCATTGAGCAGTTTATTCAGTCGCTTCTGATCTTAAAGGGTGTAGACATTGAGTCTGACGAGTATAAGGCTCTGAAAGAGAACGGCGGGTTAAAAGTTCCCCCGGAGGGAGATGCTTATTATCTCACACAGGAACTCAATCAGACTCAGACCCAAACACTCGTGGATTATATGTATCAAACTATTCTCGTTATCTGCGGTATGCCTAACAGAAACGGCGGCAGTTCGACAAGTGATACAGGCTCTGCGGTCATTATGCGTGACGGTTGGTCTGATGCAGAAGCAAGAGCCAAAGACACTGAGTTAATGTTCAAGATGTCTGAAAAGAAGTTTCTTCGCTTGGCTATCCGAATTGCGAATACCCTGCGGGATATGGACTTGAAACTCTCTTCGATTGAAATTCGTTTCACTCGCCGTAACTACGAGAACATTCAAGCCAAAGCACAGGTGCTTACCACTCTCCTTGCAAACGATAAAATTCATCCCCGTTTGGCGTTTGAACATTGCGGTTTGTTCGTTGACCCCGACCTCGCCTATACTCAAAGTAAGGAGTATGCGGACGAGCGCAAGGAGGAAGCGCAGAAAGAACTCGAAATGTTTGCTCAGACCCAAACGCAGCAGTCGAAAGAGAACGCCGAAGAGGACGATGAACATAATGCCCCTACCTCGGAGGGTGAAGAGGAATGACATACGAGTACACAGACAAGACAATTACCTATATCGACAAGCAACTGATCGAGCGGTATTCACGACTTAAAAGTTTGGTGTCGTTCGATGAGTTGAATGTCTTGAATGAGGTAAATTCGCTTTATCGTGAACTCTATGCAATAATTAAAAAGTCGTTCCTTATTTTGGCTAATCAAGTGTATGTTGATAGTCTGCGAGGAAAATCAGACCGTAGCCTTGACGAAGAATGGGTAGATGAACTTCTGAACGGTTATGATCCCGTGAGCAAATATGTATTTGCGCACGAGATAGACAGAAAGTGCGCAAGGCTGATTGAATCGGTTATCGCAAGCAATACGAAGGCGCAGGAAATAGATGCGGCTCTCCGCTCTATGTCGTTTATGTGCCGAATATATGCTGACCGAATTACTGACGAAGCGGTAATGCAAGCATACAACGATGAGGGCGAACAGTATGTAAAGTGGATTGCGGAAAAGGATGCGAAAACCTGTTTCGTTTGTAAAAAGAGAGACGGTCACATTTACGAAATCCACTCTGTTCCTAATGACCCTCACCCAAACTGCCGATGTCGGAGAGAAAGGGTGTAAATGTGGAAGAAAAGATTTTGTTTACCCCGGAGGTAATTAACCTCATTATGCGGATTGTGCGAAAAGGTAATTCCGCAGAAATAAAAAAAGAGAATAATAAACTCGTTATCGTGGAAATCGAACGGCGAGTACGAAACAAGACCTCTATAATCGGGTAGAGGGAGACAGTCAACAGGGACTATGAGTATTACACTTGTAGTCCCTGTTTTTGTATATTAACCGAAAGGTTTTATATAGGTGAGTGAACACCTCAAACGCAAAGGGAGACAACCCTACAAACAGAAATATAGTGCTGAGTGAACAGCCTTGTTAAACGCAGGAGGTATTTTTATGGCAAAGATTGATACTACGAAAATTGAGGGTTATGCAGATATGACCCCGGAACAGAAAATCGCCGCCCTTGAAGCAGTGGAGTACGAAGATAACGCTTCTGAACTCGAACGCTACAAAAATGCGGCATCTAAGGCGAACAGTGAAGCCGCCGAGTGGAAGAGAAAACATAACGCTCTTTTGTCCGAAGAGGATAAAAAGAAGCAGGAAAACGAAGAGGAACTTACCACCCTCCGCAAAAGGGTTGAGGAAATGGAGAAAGAAAAACTCATTTCCGGGCATAAGGCTCGTTTCCTTGCTCTTGGCTATGATGAAACTCTTGCCGATGAAACCGCAAAGGCTATGGCAAATGGCGAGACTGATAAGGTTTTTGCCAATCAAAAGAAGTTCCTCGAAACCCACGACAAGGCTTACAAGGCTCAACTTATGGGGCAAACCTCGACTCCCCCTGCGGGTAGTTCTGCCGGAAGCGGTGCTGCCGATTATGTGAAAATGATCGAGGATGCGCAGAACAGAGGAGATTTTGCGGCAGTAGCATATTATACTCGTCTGTCTGAACAGGAAAAACAAAATAATAAGTAAAGGAGATTTTTACAATGGCTGATACTATGGCTACAAGTTTCGGAGTTCTGAACTACTCCGGGATGCTTTTCAACAAGGGTAATACCCGCACTCCGCTCTCCGCTATCATCGGTGGAAGAGCGAAAAACACCAACCACGTCGAATTTGTGGTCGGTCAGAATTACACCACGGGTGGCGGCTCTCAGCCCGCTATTAGCGAGACTGCTTCTCTCACCGCTCCCGATGCAAGTGTAGTAACTCGTTCGCAGGAAACGAATGTTACTCAGATTTTCCACGAGTCTGTTGGCGTTTCTTACGCTAAGCAGTCCAATATGGGTACTCTCTCCGGCGCAAATATTGCAAATCAGACCGCCAACCCGATTAACGAACTCGATTTTCAGGTAGCGGCTAAAATGCAGAAGATCGCCCGTGATATTGAGTACACCTTTATCAACGGTGTCTATAACAAGGCTACCACCGATGCAACTATCAACAAGACAAGAGGTCTTGTCTCTGCAATCAGCACCAATACGAAGGCGATGAGCAATAAACCGCTCGGTCTTTGGGATATTGCCGATATGGTGAAGAAGGTCTACGAGAGCAATGCTCCTACAACGGGTCTTTGCCTGTGGTGCGATGCCATTACACTGTTTCAGATTAACGCAGATGCGGTACAGAACGGACTTACTGTTATTCCCGCTGCTCGTGAGATTAACGGTATTGCTCTGTCGAGCGTGGTAACGCCCATCGGTGTTGTATACCTCTATCTCGGTGAGTGTCTGCCGGAAGGTACGGCTCTGCTTCTGAATCTCGATGTAATCGCTCCTGTAAATCAGCCGACTCCCGGCAAGGGCAACTTCTTCCTTGAAGAACTTTCTAAGGTCGGTGCGGGTACGAAATATCAGATTTTCGGACAACTCGGACTTGACTACGGACCGGAGTGGTATCACGGCACGTTTACGGGAATCGCTAAGACCTTCACTAAGCCCGAATATAGCCGTAGCGTTTATGTTGCGGGCGGCACGATTAACACTACTTCCACCACTACGGGTGGTTAATGAACGAAAGAGAGGTGAGCAGTAATGACAGAGGAAGTAATGAAAGCAAGACTTTCAACTTTGACGGGTGAGACCGATGATAACATTCTGCTCACCTTTCTTGACATTGCAGCGGAAAAAGTTTTGGCGAAGTGCTACCCATATCATCACGATAAGCGGAGCGTTCCCGCCCGTTATCACAGTACACAGTTGGAAATTGCCGTGTATCTGCTGAACAAGCGTGGAGCGGAGGGAGAAACGGCGCACAGTGAGAATGGTATTAACCGTTCCTACGAAAGCGCAAGCGTTCCCGATTCAATGTTAAAAGGGATTGTGCCGTTTGCTTCTATCTTTCCGTGGGACGAAAGTTAGGTGAGGGTATGAGGTGTATGGAGCGAAACAAGACTCCTTTCTATTACTGCCTTTATAAAGGCAAGGAGAGTGTCATTGACGAGAACGGAGACGAAACGGGAGAAACACAGGTTTTGTATTCCGATCCGCTTTTGCTTATGGCAAACATCTCTCCTGCAACGGGTAATACCTCGGTTGAGCAATTCGGCAATTCGTTACAGTATGACAAGGTTATCGTTGTTGACGATGTGTCCTGTCCGATAGACGAATATACGGCTCTTTTCATAGATAAATCCCCTGCCTTTGATAGTGACGGCGTTCCTCTTTTTGACTACATCGTAAAAAAGGTTGCCCGTTCACTCAATAGCGTTTCAATCGCTATTAGCAAGGTGGAGGTGTCTTAATGGAGATCAAGGTAACAGGGTTAGACAGTTTGATAAACAAATTGAAAGCCTATCAAAAATCTCTTGAAGAGAAGCAGCACCGTCTGTTGGAAGAACTCGTTAAAGTGGGCATAGATGTCGCAAGTGCGAAGTTTCAAACGGCGCAATATGACGGCGATAACGATGTAATTGTAAACCGACAACCCGAATGGGTGGGAGACAACAAACTTTTTCTTACGGCAACAGGTAACGCTATAACTTTCATTGAGTTCGGCACGGGAATACATTACGCAGAGCAGCACCCGAAAGCCGCTGCCCTCGGTGCTATTCGAGGGGCATACGGTCAAGGAAAAGGCTCTCGTGATAGTTGGGGGTACTATGGTACACCCGGCACGAACGGACAGGTAGTTAAGGAAACCGAAAAAGGAACGGTAGTCCTTACACACGGTAATCCTCCCGCTCGTGCAATGTACGACTCTGCGAAAGAAATGCGCAATCAAGTCGTGAATATCGCAAAGGAGGTGTTCGGAAAATGATTGATATTGAAAATGCGGTTTTTACAAAAGTCAAGACGGCGTTGACAAAGCAATTTCCGAATATCACGGTTGAGAGTGTCACGACATATAGTCCCTCGAAATTTCCCTTTGTATGTATCGAAGAAGCGGATAACTATTCGTACCTTCCCACAAGGGATACGAGTAGTAACGAAAACCACGCAACAGTTGTGTTCGAGGTGAATGCTTACTCGAATAAGGCTACAAAAAAGAAAAGCGAGTGCAAGGCTATTGTTGCCGCAGTAGACGAAGTTATGATCGGGTTAGGGTTTACCCGAAATACAAAAACCCCAATCAATTTAGACGAAGCCACTAAATACCGCATATTTGCGAGGTACACGGCGGTTGTCTCAAAAACAAATACGATTTATAGGAGGTAAAAGAAATGGCTATTTCTACTTATAAGGTCTTTCTTATGAAGAAAGCAGCGAGTGGCGGTACATATACAAAACTCGTTGACATTAAAGATTTCCCCGATCTCGGCGGTGCGCCCGAAATGCTTGAAACGACTACGCTCTCTGACGGAGCGCAGACCTACATTCCGGGTATTCAGTCGCAGGATGCGCTTGAATTTACCGCAAACTACACCAAAACAGATTTCGATACCCTTAAAGCCCTTGAAGATCAAGACCTCGACCTTGCGGTTTGGCTCGGCGGCACTGTCTCTAATGGCGTTGCTACCCCGACCGGCTCTGATGGCAAGTTTGAGTTCACGGGCAGACTTTCGGTATTCGTTGTCGGCGGCGGCGTAAATGAAGTCGTTGATATGACAATTTCTATCGCTCCGTCTACGGTTATTACCGTGGCATCGGGCGATTAAATCAGATAGGAGGGCTTTATTATGGCAAAGACCATTACCATTAAGTACGAAGGTACGGAGTACACATTGGAGTTCACGAGAAAGTCCATTGAGACTATGGAGCGACAGGGCTTCGTTGTTAGTGACATTGGGGATAAGCCAATGTCTACACTCCCCACTCTTTTTGCGGGTGCGTTTTTGGCTCATCACAGGTTTGTTAAGAAGGAGGTTATCGACTCTATCTTCGCAAAACTCACCAATAAGCAGGAGTTCATTCAGAAACTTGCTGAGATGTACAGTGAGCCGCTCGAAGCACTTATGGACGAGCCGGAAGAGTCAGAGGGAAACTTGACTTGGGGAGCAAGTTGGTAAGTGATTTGCCGCCCCTTACAGGGGGCGAGTCGGATAACGGCTCTGCCCCCTCTTCTTTGACTGAGCAATTCTACGATCACTTACCGTTTTACCTTTCCATAGGAATGACATTCGAGCAGTATTGGAATGGCGATTGCCTTTTGGCGAGGTATTACAGAAAGGCTCATCAAATGAAGCAACGAAGGCGAAATCAAGAATTGTGGTTGCAGGGTGCATACTTTTACGAAGCACTTTCAGATGTTGCCCCGATTCTTCACGCCTTCGCAAAAAAAGGTACTAAGGCTACTCCTTATGTTTCAGAGCCTTTCGCACTCACTGATAAGGAGGTGCGAGAGCGTAAAAAGCGTGAGGAACGGTTGCGGTACGATAAACAAAAAGCACGAATTGCGGCGTGGGCTGCAAAAACAAATATGCAGATAGCAGGACAGGAGGTGAAGCAGAATGGAAGATAATATTATTGACACTCTAAAAATAGAGATTGTCGGTGATTCCGGGAAAGCAGTTGACAGTATAGGAAAACTGATTTCTACCTTAGAAAAAATCAAAGGTGCGACAAGCGGAAGTAATAAGGGATTAAATGCGATACAGAAAAATCTCTCGAAAATTTCCGATGCAGTATCGAAGATAGACTCTAATAGCACTTCCAAACTGCGTGATCTCGCTGACGGCTTAAAGGGTTTGAATGAGGTTGGCAATATCAAAACGGGTAAAACGGCTGACCGTATTGTAGACCTCGGTGCGGCAGTTGATTTACTGAAAGATGTTGATTTTTCCAAATTGACCGAACTCGCAAATGGTTTACAGGCACTCGGAAACGCCGGGAATGTTAATGTCCCGCATTTCGATAATAATTCTTCTCCTGCCGATGCACCCGCTGCGCCTACTTCTTCAATGGACGGCGAAGTGGTTATTCCACCCTCCACCATAGAAGATACACGGTCTGCACTTAACAATCTTTCTGCCGATTTGAACAAAAACCGTTCATTATGGACGGACATTGCGAATGTCGGTCGAAGTGCATTTCAGCGAATAGATGCCGCTTTAACTCCCATAAAAGCAAAAGTTGCGGGAGTTGCCATTGCGGGGGTAATGCAGTTTAACATACTTAAAGCCAAACTTTCCGATGTCGCTTCTGCGGTGTCAGCGAAAGTAGGTAGAGCGTTTGACGGGTTAAAGCAAAAAATGCAACCTGTCGGAAATGCTGCTCGGTATGTTTGGAATACCATAACTCAGCCGATTCAAGGCGTTGTTTCTGCATTGGGTAGAGTCGGCGGTAAGTTCGGTGAGATACTGTCAAAAGCCAAATCTGCACTTGCCCCTATCGGTACTATTGCAAAATCTGCTTTTGGGAAACTTGGGTCTCTTGCGGGACAGGGAGCAAAAGCAGTTACAAAAAGTTTTTTGAAAATTGCAAGAAGCCCGATTAAAAAGTTGAAGGAGTCTCTTTCTAACGCAACCTCTAAGGTTGGAGAGTTCTTTACAATGTTCAAGAAACGAGCGTTTTACAGAGCAATTAACGCCGTTATCAGCGCAATTACCACGGGTTTCAAAGAGGGTACGGCGAATGTGTATCAATATAGCAAAGCAATCGGAGGTACACTTGCTTCTTCGCTCGATAGCATTTCGACAAACTTTTTGTATCTGAAAAACAGTATCGGTGCGGCTTGCGCTCCGCTTATCAATATGCTTGCTCCTGCGATTGAGTATGTGGTTGATAAGTGCGTTGCTTTGCTGAATATCCTCAATCAAGTATTTGCGAAAATATCCGGCGCAAGCACTTGGACGAAAGCCGTTAAATATCCTACCGAATATGCAGAAGCCGCTAATGGCGCAACTGCCGCTAATAAAGAACTCAAAAAATCAATCCTCGGCATTGATGAAATCAATCCCTTGCAGGATAACAGTAGCGGTAGCGGCGGTGGCGGTGCGGGAGGTATGGATTATTCTTCGATGTTCGAGGAACAAGAACTCGGAGATATTGCTAATCCCTTTACGGGTTTCTTTAAGCCGTTTGCCGATGCGTGGGCTAACGAAGGTCAAAATACTATCAATGCTATCAAAAGTGCTTTTGAAGGTGTTAAAGACTTTTGCTCTGCCGTTGGCGAAAGTTTCCGTGAGGTTTGGACTAACGGAACAGGGCAACAGACCTTAGAGACCATACTGCGCATATTTCAGAATATTTTGAAGTGCGTAGGAAATCTCGGAACGGGGCTTGCGACTGCGTGGAGAGCCAACGATAACGGTACAAAGATACTCCAAAACATTTGGAATATCTTTAACGACTTGCTTTCTTTCGTAGAGGGTATTTACGGGGCTACCGCAGATTGGTTGGCAACTCTTGATTTTACTCCTTTAATGACCGCATTTGCGGGTTGTACGGCGGCATTAGAGCCTTTGGTTGATCTTATCGGAGGTACGCTTCTTTGGCTTTATCAGACCGTTCTCCTGCCGATTGCGGGTTGGGCGATAGAAGAAGCCGCCCCTGCTTCAATAGATGCAATAACTGCGGCACTGACTGCGCTACAAGCGTTTTTCGAGCCTTTCCTTGCAGGAGTGCAGGAATTGTGGAACGCAATACAACCCGTGGTCGAATGGGTCGAGAGCGTAGTTATCGTAATCATTGACGGGGTGAAATCCATATTTGAAAAACTCGCCGCAACCTTTCAAGAGAAAGGCGAGAAAATACAGAATATCGTATCCGGCATAGGAGATGTTATCTCCGCAGTATGGGTGGTTGTTGAGCCTATCTTCAATCTACTCAAAGACCTTGTGGGTAATGTGTTCTCATTCATCGGAGATATTATCAGTTCCGTTGTCGGCTTTGTTATCGACCTTTTCTCCGGGCTTATAGACTTCGTAGCAGGAGTTTTCACGGGAGATTGGGAGAGAGCGTGGAAAGGAATTAAGGATATTTTCGTTGGTATTTGGGATTTGATTAAGGGTGTTGCTCTTGCTATTTGGGATTTTCTTAAAGGCATTTGGAACTCCATAAAGGATAATGTCGAATCTATTTGGAACGGTATCAAGTCTTTCCTTTCTACGATTTGGAACGGTATCAAGAATGCAGCCGTGTCGATATGGAACGGCATAAAGACGGGTGTAATGAATGTTGTTAATGGTATCAAAAACGGTATCACGACCGCATTCAACGCCGTAAAGACATTCTTGACAAACTGTATGAACACTATCAAATCCGTTATAACGAGCGTGTGGAACGGCATTTGGGGCGCAATAAAGGGCGTTATCAACGGTATTCTTCGTGGCATTGAGTCAATGGTGAACGGAGTCATAAAGGGTCTTAACTTTATGATTAACGCACTGAACAAGTTGAGTTTCGATGTCCCCGATTGGGTGCCGGTCATTGGTGGCAAGAAGTTCGGATTTAATATCCGAAATATCTCGGAAGTATCTCTTCCTCGCTTGGCAGACGGCGGTATGGTGAATGCCGGAACTGCGTTTATTGCGGGTGAAGCGGGTGCAGAGGTCGTAGCGAATATCGGTAATCGCACGGGCGTTATGAACACCGATGAAATGCGGGAAAGTGTTACACAGGGTGTTGTAGATGCAAACGCAGAACAGAACGCTCTTCTTCGTGAGGAGATAAGTATTCTGCGCAAACTGCTTGATAAAGATACCAATGTTACGGCGTATGTCGGCACGGGAAGTCTTATCAGCGGATTGGAACGAAAAAACAGACGGGACGGAAAAACTATCGTCCCTGTCGGAGTGTAAAGGAGGGATATTTGAATGGCTACATACTCTGAATTAAATCCGATCAGATCGGTAAACGGCAAGGCTATCAAGTGTCCCTCCTCTTATCTTTGGAAGTTGGAAGATGTGTCTGCTTCGGATGCCGGACGAACAGAAGATACCGTTATGCACAAAAAGCGTGTCGGTCAACTTGTAGGTCTCGAACTCTCGTGGCAGAACATTTCCACAAGAGATGTCTCCGAACTTCTGCAAGCGTTCAACCCCGAATATATTACGGTTTGCTACCTCGATGCGATGCAGGGCAAATATGTTACCTCCGAGTTTTATGTGGGTAATCGTTCCGCCCCAATGTATAACGCAACGAAAGGGCTTTGGTCTAACCTCTCTTTCAATATCATAGAAAGGTCGGGTGTATAAAATGGCATACCCTATTTCCAAAGAAGCCCTCGATCTTTTCACAACGCCGTACAGACAGGTCGTTGACATAGGTTTTTACGGTCTCAGCGAAGATATGAGGTTGACCGAAAAGGATATTGTTCTCGGTGGTTTATCCGTAAACAGGTATTGCGTTTCCGGCAGTAAGATCGAGATAGGCTCAGTCGTAGCGGCAGAGATAGAACTTAAACTCAACAACACAGACGGGCGTTTCAATAATGTTCAGTTTGAGGGTGCTGAAATGTATGTGCGTGTCGGAACAAAAAAGTGGGATGCGCACCGTTGGGAAAATGCAGTTTATCACTATGTGCCGTTTGGTTATTTCACGGTGGACGAAGCACCTCGGAAACTTGAAGTTATCACCCTTGCGGCACTCGACCGTATGGTACTGTTCGATAAACCCGTGGATATGAGCCTGTTATCGTTCCCAATGACAACAAGCCATTTACTCAACCGCATTTGCGATATTTGCAATGTGACATTGGGCATAAATGCTTCAACGCTGCCGAATCACGACTATGTGATACAGACTGCTCCGACAACGGAAGATTTGACCTATCGGCAGTTGCTTTCGTGGATCGCAGAACTGACAGGTACTTGCGGGTTTATTGATTGGGACGGACATTTGATTTTGAAGTGGTATTCTTCTACCGATACCGTGATTGATTTGAAAAATCGCTTTAATTCGGATTTGGAAGAAAACGCAGTTGAAATCACAGGGGTACAGGTCATTGCAGACGAGGAAACTTATTTTGTGGGCGATGACGGGTATTCTTTCAACATTGAGGGCAACGAACTTGTGCAGCACGATTATCGTGCGGTAGCACAGGCTCTCTATGATGTTCTCGGCGGTTTTACCTATACACCTTTCTCGGCAACAGTAAAGCCAATGCCGCATTTGTACCCCCTCGATATGATTAAGTTCGTTGATAAGACGGGTGCGGAACATACGACCATAATTACGGATTATACTTTCTCCCTTAATACAAGTACGGCAATCGAGGGAAAGGGTGAAACCGTAACGAAAAGCGGCTACGCTTCTGCAAACCCGCTTACCAAAAGAGAGTCCGCAATTATCAAAAGCATTCAGAAAGGGCAAAACGAGACCCTAAACGATAGAGTGCAAACGGTGCTTGCCTTTAACGAACTCATTTGTAACGCTATGGGTTTGTTTGAAACGCCCGTTGCGCAAAATGACGGGTCTGTTATCTATTATCTTCACAACAAGCCTAACCTCGAAGAAAGCGAAACGATCTTTACAATGACGGCTTCGGGTATTGCGTGGACTACGACCGGTTGGAACAACGGAAACCCTGTTTGGTCTTATGGCGTAACCGCTGCCGGAGATGCGCTTTTCCGTATGCTTTCGGCAGAAGGTATCGAGGTAAGCAAGGTCGGAGAGGATTATAACATTGAGATAACCCCAAAGGCGTTCCGTATCTACTATCGTGATATGCTCGTTACGAATATAGAAGCGGACGAAATGAACATTCCGAAAGCATTTTTCACTAACTATGCTCAATGCGGTAGGGTGCGACTTATTCCCTACGGCACTACGGGAACGAATTTAGTATTTCTTGATTAAGGAGGTAAAGCCTAATGGCTCTTAGCGGCAGTTTCCATAATTATCCCACAAGTCAGTTCGGGCTTTACTGCGAATGGTCGGGTAGCCAAAGCAAAACGGGCAACTATACCGCCGTAACGCTCAAAGTGTATCTTCATATTTGGAGTATATATGTAGGTGCGAGAAGTGACGGTATCGCAAGTATCAACGGCTCTTCGGGTACATATTCGACTCCTGCGATAAGCGATGATGGCGGCAGTTGGCATTTCGTTCACCTCTTCGACCGAACGGTTAATGTCTCTCATAACTCCAACGGTACAAAAACGGGAGTCCCGCTTAGTGCGAGTTGGCGATTCAGCGGTACTTATTCGGGAGTTTCGATTGGTACGATTACCGCATCTACAACGGTTGACCTTGATACAATCGACCGATCTGCTCCTACTGTTTCCGTATCTGCTTCAATCGTTTCCACTTCGAGTATCACGGTAAAAGGTACTGCGAGTAAGAATTGTAACCGTTGGGATTACAGTCTTGACGGCGGCTCTTCGTGGACGAATTTTTCAACTTCTAACGGTACTTCCGCAAGCAAGACCCTTACGGGCTTGACGAGTAAGAATTATTCCTCCATTAAAGTCAGAGCGAGAAGGACAGACAATGAGGTTTGGGGTACTTCGGGCAGCGCAAGCGCAGATATTACCGCCCCGAATATATCTTTCTCTGCGAGTAATATTACCACAAACTCTGTATATATCAATGCGAAATCCTCAGTAACCGCCGACATTTGGCAATATAGTATCAACAACGGCTCGTCTTGGACTCAGTTCTCTACCACGGCAGGAACGAGCGCAGTAAGGACTATTACAGGACTTACTCCGAATACGACCTATAAAATCAAGGTCAAGGCGAGAAAACAGTCAAACGGGTTGTACGGTAAATCAGCCGTTTCGAGCGTAAAAACGCTCGGCGGTACGGTGCTAAATTCGGTAAGTACCTTAACCGTAGATGCATCTTCCCCCTCGTTCAATATAAATTGGACTGTTTACGATAAGAATTACACTCACTCGTTGGCTATAAAGAATGGCTCGGATACGATTCTCACCATTACAGAATTGACGGGAAGTGCAGGAACAAACAATAAAACCATATCCCTCACTTCGTCTCAGAGAACTACCATTCTGAACGCTATGTCAACAGTGCAATCGTTCAGCGCAACCTATGTATTAACCACTTACAGTGGCTCTACGCAGATTGGTAGTACCTCTTTCACAACGGGGACAATACAAACCACGGCAAGCGTTTCAAAGCCGACATTTACGAACTTCACTTATGCGGATATAAACACGACAACAAAGAATGTTACAGGAAATGCATCTTTGTTTGTTCAGTCAAAATCCTACTTGCAAGTGAATTGTACCGCTGCAACGGCGAAGAACGGTGCGAGTATTGCAAAATATCGTGTTACTATCGGTGAGAAAACCGTATATACCACGGCAACCACGATTTCTTTCGGTGCTATACCCGATGCGGGTAGTCTTTCTTTGGTTGTTACGGCTATTGACAGTAGAGGATATGAGACCTCTGTTACGAAAACAATCACCGTTATTGATTACGAAAACATAACAATAGACTCGTATCAAATACGCCGTGAAAACAATGTGGAAGATACAATTCAGTTAAAATTTTCCGGGTCGCTTTCGTCCGTAACGGTGAGTGGTACGGCGAAAAACTCATTCGTGAGCGCACAGTATCGTACTAAAAATGTCTCCTCCACCTCTTGGAGCAGTTATACGGCGATAAGCGGTGTGGAAAGTAGCACGTCGGGATTTTCGTTCGATAACGATGCTTGGATTACTCTGTCGAGTTCTAATGCGTACTATGTTCAGATCACTGTATCCGACAAACTCTCAACCAATACAGTAACCCTGTATATCAATAAGGGACAACCGCTTGTGTCGTTCCGGGCGAAAAAGGTCGGCATAAACACAAATGACCCTCAGTCTGCTCTTGATGTTAATGGAAACATTATGATGAATGGCTACAATGTGCAAGGTTATATTGGGGCAGTGGCTTCGGGGTCTGATCTTAACAATATGCTTGTTTCGGGAATTTATTATGTCCCGCTTGATAATACGATAGTCAATCGTCCTCAAACAAACGCCGTAGCCGTTCTCGAAGTCATAGAAGTAACATCCGCTTTTCTGTTACAGAGGTTTACTTGCGTAGACGGAAAGGTGTATTGCCGAGGAAAATACAATACAACTTGGCACGATTGGGCATAAAGGAGGAATAAATTATGGCTCAGATTACAAAAGAGATTACTGTCGATGTCGCAAAGAAAAACCTGTTTCAAGCGATTGTTGCAAAGCAGAACGACAATAATTCTCGTTTCCTTAAAGTAACGCTCTGCAATGAGGGCGTGAAGATCGAAGTGCCGTCTACCGCAACGGCGTTAATCAATGCGGAACGAGCAGATAACAGTTCTAAGGCGTTTGCGGGTACGGTCAACGCAGACGGGACGGTTACTGTCCCTCTTACGAATTGGATGCTCGGACTTGACGATGTAGTGAGGTGTAGCATTTCCGTTATCGGCTCGGACGAGCAGAAATTAACCTCTACTTCGTTCTCCCTCGATGTTGAAGCGGCAGAGTATGAAGGCTCGGATATTACGGAGGACGAGAATTACGATATTCTTATCACCCTTATTTCCGATGTTTCCGATGCGAAATTAGCCTGTGAAACGGCTACCACGGCAGCAAACTCTGCAACAGATTTGGCACAGAGAGCGACAAGTTCTGCAAATAGTGCAGCAACCTCCGCAACCTCTGCCGCCGAAAACGCAAATACTGCGGCTACCAATGCCGCTACGGGGGCAGAGACTTCGGCAAGTAATGCCGATACTGCTACGGCAAATGCCAATGCCGCCGCTACTGCCGCTAACACTGCGGCGGGAAATGCGAATGCGGCAGCGGCAGAAGCGAAAGAAATCTCTGATTTCTACGGCTCACCCCTCGTTGCCACTACTGCCGCCGCTATGACAAAAAAGAACAGGGTCTATGTTTATGCCGGAACTGAAACGGGATATACAAAAGGTCATTGGTACTATCATAACGGCACTAAGTGGGTAGACGGCGGTACATACAATAGTGCAACCGTAGACGGGTGCATTGTCACTGATACAGATAACAACAAGAGTTATCTTATGAAATTCAGACTCGTAAACGGGAAGCCCGTTATTGAGTATAACGAAAACGCAGCAACCTAAAAACAATACAAGGAGGATATTAAAATGTCAAATGTTTTGAACTTGCTTTCTGAATCCACCTACATAGAGAAGATGGATATGCAGAATGCACTACTGAAAGCCATTGCTACCAATGGCGGCGGGGGCGGTGATACCCCTGTTGAGGTCGAGTCTTGGGCAGTTGTTCAGCAACTTGTTCGGCTCGGTATCGCCGCAAAGGTATTCAGCATTGGTGACCAACTCGTATGCAACCACGCAACCTACGGAAAACTCACTTGGGATATTATCGGTATCGACCACGATACTCCTGTAAACAGTGAGTACACCCATAGTCTGACGATTCAGTTGCACGACTGTCTTGGGACTATTTTTCAGTTCGATGCCGCAGAGCCTACCAACCCCGATACAAACCGTCAGTCCTACGGATCGAATAATTGGTCTGAGTCGGGTATCCGACAGTGGCTCAATTCCGCAGGAAATCCCGGTACTTGGTGGCAAGCAAAGACCGACTATGATGTTCAGCCGACTTACGCAACCTCTACCGCAGGGTTTATGAAAGGTCTCGATGCCGATTTCCTTGCTACCGTGGGTGAAGTTTCTAAGATTACTGCAAAAAACACCGTTACGGACGGGGGTGGTAGTGATACTACTACCGAAAAGTTCTTCCTGCTTTCTCTGACGGAAATCTACGGCGGTTTGAACAACTCGATTTCCGAGGGCGTTGTGTATCCGTATTATTCGGATAATTCCGCTCTAACTGCGGCGGGAACGGGAACAGATGCCAACAGAATTAAGTATCGAAACGGTAGTGCGCAGTATTGGTGGCTTCGTTCTCCCTACCCCTCGTACTCGTACGCCGTGCGTCATGTCGGTACGACAGGCACTGTCGACAGCGGCCACATTGCGGACTACAGTGGTGGGGTTGCCCCGGCTTGTTGTATCATCTAAAATCAAAAATCGCCCCGTTAGGGGCGTAAGGAGGGAAATATGTCGGTAGTAAAGTCTAAAAGAGGAGAAGGTCAGTTGTTGGTTATCACCAAAGCGAACGAACTCGCCACATACACCATTAAGATATGTTCAAACGAGAAAAACTTTCCGAAGCATTATCGTTGGTGTATTACGAGCAAAATCGTAGATGCCGCTATTGAGATCAGCAATTATGCGAATATGGCTAATTCGGTCTATGTAAAAGACAGTGCTGATTACGCCATTCGTAAGCAGTATCAAACTAAGGCTCTTGCTTCGACATATTCTCTTCTGAGTATGATGGATATTTCTTACAGAGTATTTGGTATTGAAAGTAGCCGTATGGAGTATTGGGTAAAAATCACGGCAGAAGTTCAAACAATGCTCAGAAATTGGCGTAAGTCCGATATGGAACGCTATAAAAATATGGGTTAGCAGTTGAAAAGTTCGTTCTCCCAACCCCTCGAACTCGAACAACGTGCGTAATGTCAATACGACAGGCAATGTCAACAACAACAATGCGAACAACAGTAATGGGGTTGCCCCGGATTGTGAGTAACGCTCGTATTAAAGTAATCTGTCCTTATTATCAGACGAAATCAATGCACTCACACACAAGGAACTGCTATCCCTGCCGATAAGGTGAAAATAGGAGTGCCGATGCGGTTTGCTTCCAATAGCAAGTATCGCTATACACGGCAACAAATAATTTGTTATGTCAAATGAATTAAAAATAAAGGAATCGGTTTGTAGTTTTGAAAATCTGTATGCCGCTCTGTGGGTATGTAAACGAAATGTTGGTTGGAAAGATAGTGTTGCAGGCTATGTGAAAAACGGCTTAGTAAACTGTCTTATGCTGAGAGAACAACTAATGAACGGTACATACGAACTTAGCAAATACTCAATGTTCAAAGTCTATGAGCCAAAGGAACGGGACATAGTAAGCACTCGAATAAAGGATAGAGTGTTTCAGAGAAGTCTTTGCGATAACTACCTCACTGAACAGATTACACGATCTTTTATTTATGATAACTGTGCGTGTCAAAAAGGCAAAGGTACGAAATTCGCACGAGACCGACTTAAAGCCCATTTACAACGCTATTATCGGAAATACGGTGTTGAGGGTTATGTCCTAAAATGTGATTTATCCAATTTCTTCGGTAGTACCCCGCACGATGTCGCTATTTCGGCAGTCAGAAAACGGGTCGAAGATGATTGGGCGGTATCCGAAGTCACACGGATAATCAATAGTTTCAATCAAGGTGAAAATCCCGACATAGGTATGGGTCTCGGCTCACAGGTTACACAACTCGTGGAATTGGCGGTGCTTGACGATTTCGACCATTATGTTAAAGAGCAACTTCACATTAAGCATTATATTCGGTACAATGATGATTTTGTCCTTATTCACGAAGATAAAGCGTATTTGAAGGAGTGCAAATCCTTGATAGAACAACGGATTACGGCATTAGGGTTAAAACTGAGTCCGAAAAAGACACAGTTGTTTCCGATAACTCAGCCTATCCACTTTTTAGGTTTCAGTTTTCGGTTGACTGCGACCGGCAAGGTGGTTATGAAACTTCTCCCGGCGAAAATCTCCCACGAGCGAAGAAAACTCCGTAAGTTGGTAGAACGGGCAAAGGCAGGGCTTTTAACACGGGAACAGGTCGATGAATGTTTCAAAAGTTGGAAAGCACACGCCGAACAGGGAGATACCTACAATCTCGTAAACCGAATGTACAAATACTATCAAGAATTATGGAGGTAAAAACAATGTTCAAGTTTCTTTCAAACAAGGAGCAACTTATTCGTCAGCGCAGGAAAGTTGAAATGCTTTCTGCTCGGCAGGATTCCGTAGAGTCCGCTTCGGCTATTGCCTTTGTCACTCTTGCGGAGACAGGCACTATTGACGAAGCCACTGCCACGGAACACGCAAACCTTTTCTCCCCGTGGGCTGAAAATGTTGCATACGAGGTCGGCGCAATCCGTCTGTATGAAAACAATCTGTACCGTTGTGTACAGGCTCACACCTCGCAGAGTGATTGGACTCCCGATAAATCCGCTTCATTGTGGACGAAGATCGGAGACCCTACGGTAGAGTTCCCCGAATGGTCTCAGCCGGTCGGGGCGCACGATGCTTACGCTAACGGAGACAAGGTTTCCTACAACAATAAACATTGGGTATCCACGGTAGATGCGAATGTATGGCAGCCGGGGGTTTACGGATGGGAAGAGGTAGAGTAAATGGGAGTGTCGGAAATTATCGCCCTCGTGAGCGAGGTAATTGCTCTCCTCGGAGTCCTTGTCGGCTGCATTGTGAGCATTGGAAAAGTAATGAACGGGACAAAATGCCTGTTGCGTAGCGAAATGTTGCGCATATATTACAGGCATCAAGACACCGGGGAAATTAGGCAGTATGAGTATGAAAACTTTGTCTATCTCTACGAAGCCTATAAGAAACTCAAAGGTAACTCCTTCATAGATAAAGTCTATGCAGAAGTTAAAAAATTTAAGGTCATTACATAAGGAGGAAAAAATTATGGCTTACACAAACAGTTCACTCGTTAATGTGACTCTTCTCAGCCCCAATCATTCCGGGCAGAGAACTCACGCAATCGACACTATCACCATTCATTGCTTTGTTGCACAAGTTACGGCAAAGCGGGGTTGTGAGGTCTTTCAGCCGAAAGACAGAGAAGCATCCTGCAACTATGTTGTGGGCTATGACGGCAGTATCGGTCTTTGCGTGGAGGAGAAAAACCGCTCTTGGTGTACCTCTTCCAACAGCAACGATCAGAGGGCAATCACCATTGAGGTTGCTTCCGATAACAAAGAGCCGTATGCCGTTACCGATAAGGCGTATAACGCACTTATTGAACTTGTGACGGACATTTGCCGCCGCAATGGTATTGTCAAACTCAAATGGTCTACCAACAAAAATGAGCGTATGAATCACCTTAACGGTTGTAATATGACCGTTCACAGGGATTACGCCAACAAGTCTTGCCCCGGCAAGTACCTTTATGACCGCCACGGCGATATTGCCGCAAAGGTCAATGCTAAACTTGAAGCAGACAAGCCCACCCCTGCTCCTCAGCCGACTACGGGCGGCGAACTGAAAGTCGGTGACATTGTTACCTTCAAGGGTGACACCCATTATCGTTCTTCCTACGAAGGGGCGGCAGGATTTACCTGTAAGGGCGGTAAGGCAAAGGTTACGGTTATCAACAAGTCCGGCGCACATCCGTATCACCTTGTAGCCGTCAGTGGCGGTGGCTCTACCGTGTATGGTTGGGTCAATGCTTCCGACATTGAGGGGCAGACCGAAGAGAAGCCGTGGACTCCTGCCGTAGGGGACATCGTTATCTATAACGGCACCACCCATTATACTTCTGCAAATGCTTCTACCGCAAAATCATGTAAGGGCGGCAAGGCTAAGATCACGCAAATTTATCAACTCGGTAAGAGTAAACACCCTTACCACCTTGTAAGAGTTCTCGGTAACGGCTCTACCGTGTATGGTTGGGTCGATGCAGGGACTTTCAGTAAGGTATGATAATCCTACCGATCTATATAGGCATAATCGCCTATTGGATATATTCACTCACCAAATGGGACGGAAAGCGGCATTGCGACCACGACTGTGAGCATTGTCCCTTTCCTCCCTGCAACATCGAAAGGAGAAATCAAAATGAACAAGGAAACAATCAAAAAGTGGATTAAGGCAGCGGGAATCCGTGCCTTAAAGACTATGGCGCAGACTGCTATTGCCACTATCGGCACAACCGCTCTTTTGACCGAAGTTAATTGGGCAGTTGTCGGCTCGGCATCCGTATTGGCGGGTTTGCTCTCCATTCTTACCTCGGTTGCAGGTCTCCCCGAAGTCAAAGAGACTACGGACGAGACTGAGTAACATAAAGTCCTCCTAAAAACAAAACGCCGGGTAGAGCCAATCACTCTACTCGGTGTTTTGTTGTATGTCCGAACACTATTCCACAAAAGAATAACGAGTTCGGATTATACTCCAATGGTGGAGGTGAGGAGAGTTGAACTCCTTTCCGAAATACGTCCAAAAGGCTCTTCTACATGTTTAGGTTGCTTTTAGTCTTAACGAAAATACAAAGCAGTCGAAAATTTAGACGTCGTGGTCTGTGGATCTGCTTAGGCGGCCGACCGACCGTCAAAGTAGTAGCCTGTTTGAACTGACGCTCTTAACACTGCAACAGGGAATAGAGAAAAGAGCGCACCGCCGAATAGTTAGGCAGCGAGTGCAAGCTTAGCGCTTGCGGGTTTAACGTTGTTAGCGTTTAATTTAAGTTGCGTTTTAAGGTAGCCGCACTACCACATGCTTATAACCTTTCTTGCGGTAATCCGTCGAAGCCGGTACACCCCCGAAAGCTCAATAATTATACCAAATTGCGAACGAATTGTCAATAAGATTATTGAGTTACATCGAGTGATGCCGGCGGTAATGCGGCGAAAAACATAAAATTTGTAAACTTAAGTCGATTTGTTCTTAAGATATAGGCTATAGGGATTAAAAACCTGCATAGATATACAGATTAAATAAACATATAAATCGTTGGCTTATCTACACAGAAAAAGCGCAGAAAACGCATACGATCTCAAAATTAGAGCAGCAGAATGTGTATAGGCGGTACGAATACGCCTGTATAATATGCAAAAGCCAGTTGTTTTGCCCATTCCGTTATTCAAAAAGCCGTTCGCTTCTGTAAGATTGAAATACAATCGTTCGGATAAATAACATTTACCGTTACGGGAGCATACGAAAATACGAATGCAGGCTTATCTGCACAACGGAAAGCGCGGGATACATATACGTAGGCAGCATCTCGAACGATGACATTCGCATTTGCACGGTCTTTCGCAAGAAGGACGCTCACATTCGCAATGACATTTATGCTCGCAACGTTCTTCCCTCGGACACTGCCTTTCACATTCACGATGGCAATCGCACTCGCACGGGCGATTACACTCGCAGGGTTTTTCACTCTCGCACGGTCTCTCGCAAGAAGTGCGTTGACATTCGCAGCGACAGTTGCAGTTACAGCAAGATTTGCGCTTGCACGGTTTTTTGCAGTCGCACGGACGGTCGCAATTGACGTCATGACAATCGCAAGGTCCAAGGTTTTCATAATTGTTCGGTTCTTCGAAAAGTTCGTCGTTATAAAAAAGATAGTCGTCGTGATTAAAAGTATAAGAGCGACATTTATTACAATTATTGCAGCAGTTTCTCATAAAATCCTCCGAAGTATATTCGTATTACATAGTATGAATTTTTTTTTGAAATGTTGCGATTTTTGCTTGACAAAATAGCGATAAAAAAGTACAATATATTTAGTAATGATAATTATTACTAATAATTTTAAAGAGGACGGCGTA